CGGCCGCGCGCCTCGAACGACTTCTTGATCGTCTCGAACTGCAGAGCGAAGTTGGTCTGAAGAGCTGCCACGGCGTTCGGCATCTGCACCAGGGCATCCGCCTCGCTGATGCGCTGCGACGTGCTGGTGAACTTCAAGTCTGCGCTGATCTCCACGATGTACTCGCGATCGTACATCTCGCGCGCCACGGAGAAGCCTTGATTGCCGAGCTTGCCGAGCGCGGGGTCGTGGTTGTTGATCATGAAGAACTCGACGTCGGGCAGATAGACCGCGTTCAGCGTCGCGTTGTTGATGAGCACCTGCGTTACGAAGTCCGCATACTTGCCGGTGGGCACCGACAGCATCTTGGTGGCCTGCTCTATTCTGTTCGCGAGCCCCTGTGCCGTCTCTCCGCTCTTGCCTGCCTCGCCCGCGAGCACCTCTGGCGTGTTGCTCACCGCGTTGGCGTTGCGCTGAAGCAGGCTCACCAGCTCCAGCAGCTGAGGATTCGCCGGACCGAAGTCGAGCGGAACGAAGTCCTTCTGCAGGTCCACGGAGCCCTGAATCTGGTGGATCTTCCCGGGCCCGATCGGTAGCCGCTCCGGAAGGCGCGCGTTGGGCTTGGCCAGGAAGTTCTTCAGATTGCCCAGCTGCGCCTGGTCCACGAACATCTGCGCGCTGATGTTGGCTGCCCGGTTCTGCGGGCCGAGGATGGCGCCGAAGCCGAGACCGATCACGCCCTCGATCGGCTCGATGTTGACGCCGTGCGCGAACAAGCGGATGGGGACGCTCTGCGGTGGCTCAGGCTGCGCGTTCTCGTCGCCCTTCATCCAGGGCGGCATGGGCATCTCCTGAGGCGCCGGCATCTCCTCCACAGCCCGCGCCATGGCGATGCCCTGCGACACTCCGTCGCCGCTCGGGTTCTGGGAGTGAGCCAGCGCAAGCGCGCTCATGCGCGTCTGCTCCTGCTCCGCCATGAACATCTGCACCTCCTGCCGGCTCTGCTGCCAGGCCTGGAGCTGCTTCTGCTCGAACTCGAACCGCTGCTTGTCGAACGGATCGATCCGCTCGTAGACCACCAGCTTCAGAATCGACTGCGTCTGGAAGTCGATGAAGGCCTGGATGTACCGGTCGCGCTCCTCGCCGCCCGTGGGCGCCGGCAGGTTCATCCAGCCCTCGTACTGAATGATGCGGTACTGGCCCTTTTGGAACGCCGTGGAGTCGACGCCCGTGGCCTGGTCCACCACCTCCCGCAGCTCCTGCGAGATCACCGCGTCGTCCCACTCGGGCGGCATGCGCTGCAGCGCCTCCGTGACGCCCTCCCACTTGCCGCGCATCTTGCGTAGCTCGTGGCCGTCCATGTGGATGACCTTGGCCAGCCAGGAAACGTCGCTGTAGTCCGGCATCGTGGAGACGTGCGCGTTGGCGCACACGAACTCGGACGCCGTCAGCACCTCATGCCGGTTCGTCTTGTTCTGCTGGTCGTAGTAGCTGTGGCAGGTGACGTCCCCGAACAGGTTGAAGATGAGCAGCCCGCGGTGCCCAATCTGGCGCTTGAAGTCCTTTATTCGGCGCCGAATCTGCCAGTTGCCATGCGCGGAGAGCAGGCGTGCGGTGTTTTCGTCGTCGGGCCCGATGGGCTGAACCCCGAACACCTGCGTCCAGTTTCCAAAAAGCTCGTAGGCCTGGCGCGACACCATGCGCACCACGTTTTCCATCATGATCGGGATGTGAAGGTTGGACGTCTCCTTGAAAATCCCGTCCTTGTCGTCGAGCGTGCCCGCGAACAGCTTCCAGTGCTTCGCGTTGTTCGTGCGCACCTGATCATTGGCTGCCCAGGCATCCTCGAAGTCCTGCAGGCACTTGGTGGCGATGCGGCGCAGCGCCAGGCGCCCTTCGCGGTGCTTCTTGAACTCGGTGACGAGGTTGATAGACTCCTCGTCGTACTTGAACGGCTCCTCGGCGACAGTCTCCTGGCCCGCTGCGAAGACGTCTCCGGCGGTCTCTTCCTCGCCCTCTCGGATATCGCTGATCATGGTTTGCTAGCCCCCACCACTGCGGCGCGCTCTGCACTGGAGAAGCCTGCAGCGCAATTGATGCCGTCGCACTTCTTTCTGAACCTCGGACAGGTCTCGAGGGTCTTGCCGAGCGGGCACCAGATGCGCTCCATCGCCAATCGATCCACTTCGGCTTGGAAGCTGGCATTCACTTGCGTCTGCGAGAGTTTCCTAGGGTCTGCCATGCTACCCACCGTACCCGTATCCGCCGCCACGTCCAGCGCTGGCCGGACTGAAGTCGTCTTCCTGCTCTTCTCGGTCGAAGGCGTGCATCGCCATGCTGACAGCGCCGCTTCCCTGAGAGGCCTTGGCTGCCCCGTAGGCGTTCATATCAAACCAGTGTTTTAACGGGCTCTTCTTGTCAGGGATAGTAGAATCGTTCGCGTCTACCCCGATGCCGGCGAACATCTCGATCGTCTTCGCACACGTGCGGAACACCATCAGCCCCGGCTTGCGCTTATCGTCGTAGTCGCGCAGCCGCTCGGCAATGCGCTCCGCGTTGCGCTGGATGCTCGCCTTGTCCGCCGGCTCCCAGGGCATGCCCATCTCGGCGAAGACCTGCGCCTTGCTCTTGCCAGAGTCGCCGCGCTCCTCCCAGAGCTGGGTGTCAGCGACACCCGTAAGCCGGCTACAGCGGCTCGAAGGGTCCCAGAAGCCGAAGCGCTTCTCGATCTCGATCGCCGTCTTGCAGACCTCCTCGTCCTTCATCAGCCGGAAGTTGAACTCGTAGAACAGATACAGCTCTTCGTCCGGGCTGAGAGCGAACCAGCCCATCACGCCCGGCGCCTTGAAGCCCCAGTCCATCGCGCGGAACTTCGGCCAGCTGCGGGGGATCTTGAACGGCTCCACGACGTGCACCGTCGTGTTCCAGTCCTCCTCGAAGTACGCGCCCTCCATGGAGGACCAGTCGCCGTAGAGGTAGCGCGCGCGGATGTGCGCTGGCTTGCTCAGCAACTTGAACTTGTACTCCTCGACGAACGCCGCGTCGGGGTTGTCGTCGAGCGTCGCCGGCAGAAACAGCCGCCTCTTGATCTTTGTCTCGCCCGTGCGCGGGTCCCGCACCGTGATGCGGTGGATCACGTTGCCCTTCGGCTCCGGGTCCACGAACCGCTGCTTGAGCCAGCCCGGCGCTGGGTTGCTCATGAGCCGCGTGCCCATCGTGGCGCGCAGCACCTTGTCGCTGCTGCGCACGCGACCGTCCAGCTCCTCGTACATGTTCAGCGTGAACTGGTAAGCCTCGTCGATGTCCAGCTCCGAGTACTGCTGCGAGAGGTAGTTCTCGGTGTCGCTCTCTTCCTTGCAGTGCCCGAAGGTCAGCTTGTATCCGCTGCTGAAGATCCAGCGGTGCTCCTCCTTCTGGTACTTCGCGCCCGGGTCAATCTTCGGGAACATGCGCAGCGAGCGATCGATGGTCTCCCGGAGTTGAGGCATCGTGCGGCGCATGTGCAGCGCGTGGCCCGCGCTCTCGCCCTGCCGGATCGGGTTATCCCGGATCAGCTCGCACATGCGGTGGCCGTAGCCCGTCGGAATCTGCTGCGTCATGCGCGCGTGCTCGACGATGGCCTGCCGAACGATGGGGTTCCAGAGCATCGTGAGGCTCTTGCCGGGGCCGGCGGAGCCTCCGCCCATCACCTCGTCTGCGGAGGCCATGTGGAAGCGCTCGCTCCACGGGCTGGCCTTGTAGATCGAGGTGTCGAAGGTCACAGTTTTTCCACCTGGAAGCCGTCGCCGACGTCGTTCACCAGGGTAGCTGCGAAAACAATCGCTGACTGAGCATCTTCCAGCGTGACTTCTCCGTACTGCCTTTCGCAACAAGCGAGGTACCCGAGCACCACAAGCGCGCCGCTGCCAATTGCCCAGTAAGACACGTCGCTCTTCAGGTAGCTGACTCCGCCATTTGAAAGCAGCTCACAAATTCTACCGCTTTCGTCTAACACAATAGCGTGACCCTGTCGCTCCTCCTCGAGGAACACTCCCTGGACACGTTCCACGGCGGAGTCGGCTCCGAGCGCACGGAGCGCACGCTTCACACGCTCCTGGATGTCGCTGTTTCCAGCGACGGCCACCAGCAGGCCTGGCCAGCGGATGATTTTCTCTGTCTCGTACGGACCGATCAGGTTGCCAGCGAATGTCGTCCTGCGGTCCGCCACCATCCAGCCGTCACGATGAGCGATGATGCAGGTCACCCGGCAATCTCCCATTGCCGCCAACTCTTTTTGGGCTGAGCCCAGACGAACCCGCCGAGGTCGTGCCAGCGGACCTCGACCCCCCACTCCACGTAGTTGCGCGTCACCGGCATGGACTTGGCCACGTGGTGCGTCACCACGACACCCGGGCGCATGCAGATGATGGGGTGAGGGCTCAAAAGTACCTCGCCGTACGCCTATTCAGCGAGGTGTCGCACACCACCACCACCCACGCGGCGACGCGCATCCTGCCCCACCAATGACACGGAGGCATGAACCACATTCCGCTGTATGCGTCCCACTGCAGATTTCTCGCGTCCTGCGGCACAAGCGCGCACCTCTTGGTCAGGTACTCGACGATCATCGCGACAAGTGCTCCAGGATGAGCCGCACCAACTCCGGGTCGAATGCCACATCCCGGGTCTCCCACCAGCGGTCTGGCTGGTGCAGGCGGATGGCGCGCAGCTTGGAGTCTGCAGCCCTCGCCACCTGTATCGCCTCCTCGGGCAGCAGAGGGAGCAATGGAGGCGCCGCTGGCTCCCACTGGTCGGCTGCCGGCGCAACGTGGTCCTGCCCGTGCAATCGATACAGCGCACGTCGCTTGCCGAAGGTGTCGGTGCCAATCACCGCCTGCTGGCCGTCGGTGAGACGGCGCACTCTGGTCCCCTCGGCAAACTCGTGCGCTAGCATCAGGGTTTCGCCAGCAGCGCTCGAACCGCTGCGTCCTTCGCTTCCAGGAGCTTGCGCAGAGCCACGGTGCGCTCCGGGTTGCGCGGCAATAGGCCGCCGAACGTCACGTTTCCGCTGTCGGCAGTGTTGGCGCCGCCTACGATCGCGTGTGCCAGGTCGCAGAACGGTTTGCTCACAGTCTGCAGGCGCACCGGCAGATGCGCGTACCCGAAGAACTGCAGGATGTGGTCAGGTTGGTCGCTCACGTCTGCTCCGCCCAGGTTTTGACCGCCGCCGCGAGCTTCGCGGGCGAGGAGGCGATGATCTTTCCGCCCCCTGGCATGGTCAGCAGGAAGCCGCCTTCCATGCGCTCCACGGTGAGCTCGACCGTCTGCGCGCCAATCAGCCTCTGGAACTCCGGTGACGCCCCCTGACTCACCGCGTGGCCCAGTTGTCCCAACAACCCGTAATCTGCCGCTTCTGATTCGTCGCTCATTCCAGATCCCTTTCCTCGTACTTGACCAACCCCGGCTCATCGTTGGCCGTCGGCGCTGGTACCGAAATCTTCACGTTCAGCTCGGGCGCCACACGCCCAGCCATGGCCGCCGCTGCCTGGCCACGCGCCTTCGCAATGCCCACCATGACTCTGGCCGCCATCACCACGAAGTTGGGCGCCTTGCCCGCTGGAAGCCAGCCAGCACGGGACACTGAGAGCCGCTGCGCTGCGCCGACATCGCCGTACTTCTCAATCCATTCAGCAGGCGGTATCTCTTGCTCAGCAGTTACGAGGTGCGCCTCTAGCGTGGCTTCCACCACCTGCTGCGCGGTCTCTAGGACGCGGTCCTCTGTCTCCGCCATGCGCAGCCGACGCTCTCCCTGCCTCTGCAACAGCATGCGCTCGGCAATCTTCAGGTGCTTCTCGGACTCAATCTGCGTCGCCTGATGCGCCGAAGAACGCTGACTCTCGTGCGTCACCGGCTCAGATGGGTCGAATCCCTCCGTGTCGATTACTTCGCGGCCTCCTGCTGTGTGGCGCTCTGCCATCCTGCGTCCAGACTGTCATGGCAAGATGAAGCTTTCAAGGGTGGAGTTGCACACGTGAGTAGAAAGCGTACACCAAAAACCCTCTGGGCTCTCTCCGTCGAGCACCGTACACGGACCGGCAAATGGCCAGGGTCCAAGCAGCTTGCCGTCATCCGCGACAAGCTTGGATACGTCAGAGAAGGCCCCGACTATCGCTGGTTTTCCTCCGTCAATACCGTCTGGTACCTCGACGAAATCGCAGAAAGCACCAGCCTAAAAGAGCTGGAGCTGGAAGCCGGAGCCCTGGAGCTGGGCCTCAGGCCCCCTGGAACCGAGCACGTCAAGGGCATGATCCCCAGGGTGGGCAGCAGGGGCGAGGACAACCTCGCTCGCCTGGTCGCGTACTGCTGGGTGCGCAGGACTCGGCGGATGAAGCTGTAGTGGGCTCAGAAAAATGAGAAATTGCGGAGGGGGGAGCCGCGGTCGTGCCCCCTCTTCCGACCCCAGGGGGTACCCGGCGGGGGCCGGCGCCCTCAACTGCGTCGCATCGGGGCACAGTGACGCGCGTTCAGTAACAGACCAAGACACTGCGCATCCAGCACTGAACGCGTGTAGTCACCCTTAGGGGTGACAAGCGTAGACTTGCAAGCAAGCGCTGTAGAGCTATGCTTGTGTCTCGGCCGCACAACGCGGCCCACCTGAAGGAGCACATCATGACTAAGCCAGCCCTGTATCAAGTCCACGTCTGCGCAGCCAACGGCGAGGCGCGTGCCATCGTTTACCGCAACGGCCTGTGCATCGTGAACGCACGCGAGCGAGGTGTGAGCCGAGCCGTCAAGGAGGCTCGTCGCTGTGTACGCATGGCCCGCAAGTGCGGTGGCCTGCGCTGAAACACGGCGCTGCTGGCTCTCACCTGGCAACGGGTCGGAGCCAGCGCGCTGCGCTTCAGCAGCCCTCACAGGAGTCATCATGAACCACCACTATCCACTCGGCTCGCGCAACTTCACCTGGCCGGACACGATCCCGCTGCGCAGCAAGGCGCGTCGCGACATC